TAATAGCACAGTATGGAAAATAATTCGTACTGTGCTATTTTAGCATATTGTTAACAATGTACTGAACAATATCGTACTCATTGCCAAGTGCCGTCTTGCGTGCTGTGCCGTTGTCATAGGCACCCTTGATGACCTTGTTGGCCTTAGCGTACAGATCATTTACCTTTGCTTGAACCTCGTTGTAGCGCGAGCCAAGCGCGGCCTTGCGTGCCATGCCGTTGCCATACTCACCTTTGATTACCTTGGTGGCAAGCTCTAGCAGAGAAGCGTTACCAACGTCGTTAGAACCACTATCAGAGCCGCTATCTTTAGCAGATCCAACGTACTTGCCCCATGCCGTCTTGTCACCATAGAAGAAATCCCCGTCAATTGACATACCACCCATTGCAAGGCTGCTAGTGAACTGCCACGCGGCCAATGTCCAACCGGCGTGCTTATAGGGGCAATCAGAGCTAGGGTAGGAAGTGTAAGCCATGGGATACCCTGCGAGCCACAGGCCGCAATTGGCCTTGACCCAAGACGTGCCATACCCGCGATTGTTGATATAGTCGCTGCTCATATAGACCCAAGGCTTAACCCCGCTGAGCTGATAGAACGTCTTGCACCATGTCTCTAGCCACGTGTTGCTATTAAGCACCTCGAAATCAAGCACGGGAATGCCATTGCCGATATAGCCCTTGGTTTGGTTGTAGAAGTAGGTTGCTTCTTTTGCCGCGTCGTTGGAGCGTGCGAAGTAATAGTAACCTAACGGAATACCGAGCTTGATAGCATCTTGCACGAACCCATCGCAGCACTTGTCTACAAAATTAAGCCCCTCAGTAGCCTTGACGATGACGAAATCGGGCTTGGTGCTTGCGAGACTGAAACCATTTTGCCAATTGCTAATGTCGATACCCTTTAGAACAGTCATTATTCGACCTTTCCGTTGTTCTTGTTACCGTGATTGAACAGCTTGAACAGCGGGGAATTCTTTAGCTCTGGATAGCCGTTAGCGATGTTCTCCAACACGCTCATAAGCTCCATTATCACGATGTAGCCGCACACGACTTCACAAGTCGGCACGTCATATGGCAGCACGACAGTATGCGAGATACCAATCTCAATTGCAAGGCAGACAAAGATGAGAACGAGCATAAGTGCCTTGTGCAGCAATCCCTTGCGCATTTTGTTGCTGCTCAATTCCTCGTTGATGATAGCGACGATGAAGCCCACTACCACGTCGGCAATCATCATCACGCACGCGAGCATGATACCCCATGACTGGGCATCAGTTAGGAAGATTACAGGTGACATCCTTGATCATCCCTTTCTTTACGGATTCGGCACTAGCCGAATCAATGACCAAACTACCACGTATCTTAACAGCTCTGAGCTTGCCATTGGAGCACATGCGGGATACGCGCACCTTGGATACCCCGAGGAACGTGGCGCATTCGTTGAGTGTCATTGTCGGGTGATGTTGCAGCAGGTGCGCGGGTATGATGTATGTGTCGTTGGCTTCATCGTAGATGATTTTGCAGACATCGTTAAAGGCGGTGTCAACGTTGATGTTGCCACAATCGTCCGTTAGCCCTTGGAAGTCAAGCCCTGTAATCGGTTCGGTATACGTCCTAAGATTCATATTGTTAGCCTCTCTCTACGGTGATACACTGTTAACATTATAGCGTGAAGGGAGTATTTATGGCAAGTATCGGCAGGGTAGTAGAAAAAGCGGTGAAAAAGGCCGCTTCACCCAAGAAGTCACGTGCCAAGCGGCAATCAGACGATGTGTATAACGCACGCAGGCGCTACTACAGGCAGGCGCAAAGGTACCTTGCAAAGGCCGAGCAATCTAGCGGGCTGGAACGTGCAAGATATGAAGCGCAGGCGCGTAACGCGACGATGCAGGCAATGCGCACCTATGGCAAGGGGCAACCCGTGCAAGGACAGACCAAGAAGCTTGCCGAAAGGCTCAATATCACAGAGCGCACCTTTGCAGCGCAGGCGTTTGCCAAGGGCGCTAAGGGCGGTGGAATATCTGCCGCGAACCTATCTAAGCTTATCGAGCAGTCCTATAGCGCCTTGCGCAGCAATGAAGCCAAGACGCGCGACGATATGGCACGCGGCATTCTGAGCACGGGCAACGTTGGGAGTCGCTTCTATGGTGGCTTGGTGCAAGTCTGGGATGAAACCGAGGAATCTAGACAGCACCCCAATAGGGCAATCCTAGATTTCTTCGGTGCCGAAAGCATCATGGACGTGTTGGAAGAGCTGGAAGCGCAGGGCATCGACCTTTACACTCCCGATGAGAACGACGATGTATACAAGTCGGTTCAATTAAAGCTACAGCAATATATCTTAAAGATCAGTCGTATCCGCAAAAAATGAGTAGTAAGCGGTCATACAAGCCGTACAGGATAATAGGGGCATACGACAGCGAGACTACGAACCTATCAAGCGGCGTGGACAAGCAGGCGTTTCCGATACTGCATCAACTGGGCTTGATAGACGTTCCCATTAACGTCATTGATAACACCAACGTTGAGTGTCTTACCCGTCTTTACCTGTATCGGCACACGATAGATCTATACCAAGCATTGCAGCGCATAGCCGATGCACACGTTAGCTATGTGCCTGTTGTCTGCTGCCATAACCTATCATTCGACATGTACGGCCTTGCCCAATGGCTGAGCGAGCAGCCTAACGTTAGAGTCCTTGCCAAGTCGCAGCGCAAGCCTATCAGCTTCACCATCCTTGACGATGACGAACAGCCCCGTTTGGTGATATGGGATACCTTGGTATTTGCCCAAAAGAGCCTAGGCTACATGGGCGATGAGTGCGGATACCCCAAGCTGATAGGTGATTGGGACTATGACTTGATACGCACACCGAACACGCCCCTTACCAAGGAGGAACAGTCATATGCGGCGCACGACATTTACAGCTTGTTAGCGTGGCTGGGCTATTGGTGCCGTTTGAATCCCGACATTAGCCCCGATGACTTGGGCTTGCGGGTGGTAAGCAAGACGGGCGTGGTACGTAGGCGCAGGGTGCAGCGCTTTTCCAAGCTAAAGGGTAAGGGCTTCAAACGCGACGTAGGCCACTTTTGGAGCTTCATCAACAACCAGAACGCTTTCGACACCGACGATGAGCTATACATCTGCCAAGCGGCCACGCGCGGGGGCTTAACGTTTTGCAGCAAGGCCAACGCCTCACGGGTGTTCGACTTCACCGAGGGCGAGGGGCGCAAGGTATACGGATTCGACGCGACAAGCCAACACCCTAGCCAAATGGTGAGCCACAGATACCCCGTGCGCTTTCGGCAGACCACAGCCGAGAACCTGACGCTAGCGTTTCAGAACATACAGTTAACGACGCTTGACGATGTTCTAAGGCACTATGAAAAACCCTTTGGAGTGGCTTTCTACGGTGCCTTTTACTTTGAGGGTTTGAAGCTAAAGAAAGGTACCCCGTTCGGTGATTGGGGCATAGCACCCCTAGCATGGGCGCGGTGCAAGGAGTACCGGATAGAAGCCACGATAGCCGAGGAGAACCAGCAGGGAGAGGAGTTTAGGCAGCATATGGCAAGCCTTGGATACAAGGATAGGGTTACCGACCCCGTGTATTCCTATGGCAAGCTGGAAAGCGCCACAAGCGCGGTTCTGTGGCTTACCGAGCTTGCCGCGTGGGAGGTATGCCAAGCCTACACGTTCGATAGCGTCAAGGGCATACAGGGATACATGACCCTATCTTTCGACAAGCCTAGCGACATGTGCGTTATCAGTGTGATGCAGTTCTATGCGGCAAAGAACGCTTTTAAGCAGGCACGCGGCAACTACTACGCTAATAGGCCGTTGGATAACCAGAGCGAGCTTTTGAGCCTTGGAATCCCCGAGTTCGTCGTAACGGGTATGCAGAACCACACGATAGACGATTCTGTGGTGGAGTCCACCTATCTAGGCTTGAAAGCAGATCTAAACGCATTGTTTGGCATCGAAGCTTGCAACGAGTATAGGCGTGATACGGTGCTGGAAAGCACGGGCATAGAATACACGGGTGAGTTTGGCGTGGTGAATGCCCCCAAGCAACCTAAAGCATGGTACCAGCTAGGCCAACGCATAGTAGGTTGGAGCCGCATAGCCCAATGCGTCGTTATGATGCTTTGTTACCCTTACGTGGAAACTTGCGTGAACGGTGATACTGATTCGGTCAAGTTCGTTATCAAGGACGCTGAGCTAGACCACGTGAAGCAGGCGTTAGCGCGAATGGATGCGGCCATAGACAAGGCAAAGGCGGACGTGTGCAGCCGCGTGCGGCGTTCCTATCCCGATCAATACGACCCGTTGACGGATATAGGCCATTACGTGCTAGAGTTTTCGGTCCATCGCTTTTGCGCAGCTTGGAATAAAGCCTATTGCATCAGCGAATACGACCCGCGCGACAAGCGCGAGCATATCCGCTTCACTCTGGCAGGCGTTCCCACTAAGAAGGTTAACCAGTTGGCAGATAGCCTAGTGCAGGAAGGTTGGACGTTTGCCGACGTGTGCGACACGTTCCTAGGCTACAACGTCACCTATGCCCACGACATTACGGGTTTGAATGCAAGGGCTTTCCCCGAGTGGGGAGACATATATACAGGCAAGGTGACGGATTACCAAGGCCACACGTCGCAGGTAACCGAGCCTAGCGCCTTGTGCCTGTATCCGATGGCAAAGACCGTGAACGACACGCAGAACGCCGAGAACGCAACCAACATGCAGGTTGCGGTACGGAACAGGTCACAGGTAAATATTGAGCCTGTGATAATCACGACGGACGGAATCAGACGGATTGGAGACATGATTAACGGTGACTAGGAAGCAGAGATATTACGATTGGCAGGCCACGTTTAGCAGGCAGACGGGGAGCCAAGGGGAGTTTTGCATAGTGGTAGGGGCTAAGGGCATCGGCAAGACCTTTGGCCTGAGAAAGCAGTGCGTTAACGATTACCTGAAACATGGTTGGCACTTCTGCGAGGTGTGCCGCACCAAGGACGAAATGAAGGTGGTACGGCAAGGCTATTTCGACAAGCTGCAAAACGCCGGGCTTTTCGAGGATTACATATTCAAGACGGTAGGGCAGACGGGATACATAGCCAAGGAGCCTGAGAAAGACCCTGAGACTGGGGAGTATGCCGAGAAGCCCCAATGGGACGTGCTTTGCTACTTTGTCGCGCTTACGGCCTTTCAGACGGAAAAGAAGCGCACCTATACGAACGTGCATAGGTTCATCTTCGATGAAGCGATAATCGACCGCAAGGACAGATACCACAGGTACCTACCGAACGAGTTCCTTGTTTTCGCAAACCTACTGGATTCGGTATCAAGGCAGCTACCGGACGGGGAGCAGTACCGCGTGTACGTGCTAGGCAACGCCTGCGACCTGACTTGCCCCTATATGCGCTACCTTGGGATAGACCGAATACCTGAGTTCGGCTATTCGTTTTGGAACGACAAAAGCGTGCTGCTGCATTACGTGGAGCCTTGGGACAAGGAGCTAAGGCAGGTGCAAACGTTGGTAGGCCGTATGCTCAACGGCACCGAGGAATCAGAAATGGTGTTCGGCAACGTGTTCAACGTGGCGAACACGGGTGACGTGCAGGTCAAGACCAAGGCCGCACGGTACGCCTACGCTATCAAGTACGGGGAGCAGATCTATAGCGTGTGGATTGACTATGGGCAGGCGCTTTGCTTCATCACATCCAAGCTACCAAAGGACGCAACGAACGTGTTCACCATCACCAAGGCCGACGCGAGCCTAGACTACACGGCCATAGAGCGCACAAGCCCCTATCTACAGATGCTTAACAAGTTCTTCTATCTGGGAACTTTGCGTTATGAATCCCCCGCTATGCGCGAAATGTTCCTCACCATCCTAGAGTTCATGGGAATCCGCTAAAATAACTGTTGACACCGTTAACAGATAGGTGTTAAGCTAGCTGCAGGCGATTCAGGAAAGGAGGGCAAGGCATGAAAGAGCAGTCATGGTGGATATACCAAGACAGGAAGGTACCCGACCCGTGGGCTATCCACCTTACGGCACGGAAGGAGCGCAGGCGGATACGGGCGGACACCGAGATATACGCGGATTGGTTCACCAACCCCAACAAGCGTTTCCTGATTGGCGATATGAGCATAGTTCAGAGCGCGAACTGGGTTGACACAGTGGCTAGGATTCTCGCGACCTATGATCACCCGCTTAACGGCCACGACCGCGAACAGCTTCTAAGCGAGTTGAAGGAACTGAAAGAGAGCTTTCTAGACTAAGGAGAGACAACATGACAGAGAACACCGAGAATCAGGAGCAAGCAATCACGATTCAGCAGCCGACCATTCAGAGCATCACCAACGCGAGCGTTGGCGCGATGATTACCAGTCTGCGTGCCATCCCCAACGACCGCGCGGCAAGCGTGCGCATGTTCAATGCGATGAACAACCCCACCGACCGCGTGGCGAACCACATCAACGAGATTATCGAGGTTCAGGATTATCTTATCGAGATGACGGAAATCGAGGACACCGACGCTTACGGCAACGGCCTCGGTTCGCATTCCGTCGTTCCCCGCGTGGTTCTCGTTACCCCCGATGGCACGAGCTATCAGGCGGTTAGCTACGGCATTGCCAACGCGGTTCGCAACGTCGTCGTGGTGTGTGGCGATGCGCCTTGGCAGCCGCCTGTGCAGTTCAAAATCAAGCAGGTACCGACCAAGCGCGGTAGCATGCTTACCGTGGACATGGTAGAATAGAAGCGGTGAAGCCCACGTGTTCAGAGGTATACGCAGATTCGGATATGCGGCCTGTGATGGGCACCGACGCGCTAGCCTAGGGCATGGGCAACGTCTGATGGGTGGGAGCTTTGCCAAACACTTTTAGAACCACCCGCGACCTATACAGGTTGGCGGGTGGTTCTTTTCGTATCAGGGGAAGGACAAGGAACAATGATCGAGCGCGGAATCACGGTTGAGAACGCCTATACGCAGCAGAACTACCTCATTCAGCTTTGCATGGGATACACCTATAGACCTAACGAGCTGGAAGCCAAGTACCACAAGATGCAGGCCCAGAACTGGCACCACAGGGCTAAGCAGTTGAAGGCCGCTAACCGCACCTTGCACGACCGAGCCGACGCATTGCAGAACATCATTGATTGGTACCGCGCAAGGTACCGCGAATTAAAGGAGGAAAACAAGCGCCTGCGTTCCAAGCTTGCAAGGTATGCCGAGCTGGAAAAAAGGTGCTGAGCGAGGGGAGGGTTAACCATGCTGCAATTCCAAGCAGGGGAGTATTGTATCTGCATCTGGGATGGGGAGCAGACCGAACTAGGCAAGGCGCTTGAATCCCTTGGGCGCTACACCAAGGATGAGCAGGCCGCACGCGAGCACAAAGGTTTCGCCGTGACCGTGTGGACGTTCGACCAAGGTTCAGACGATGACAAGGCCAAGAAGATTTTGGAGGAAGCGGGCGAGGTTAGGGGAGCGCTTCAATACGAGGGGCGCGAAGCCGGGCAGACGCTTTACGAGATAGCCGACACGGTGACTGCATGCCTTAACCTCGTTCGGGCGCTGGGCTACACGGCAGAAGAGTTTCAGAAGCAACTGGACATGGTGGATGAGAGCAACACAAGGAAGGGACAGTAGAAATGAGTGATCAGAACGCACAGACCGAGCCGAAAACCGAACCGCAGGTTTCGACAAACGGCAACCTGGGTGTTAACATTGAGCAGCAAGCGAACAACGCAGCGGGTAGTACCGCAGAAGATACGTTGGGCGAATACAAGGCACTGCTGGAACAGATGAAGGCGCAGAATCAGGCGCTTATCGAGCAGAACAAGAGCTTGCAAAACCAATTCGGCATACTCATAAGGAACGGCGCACATGTGGGACGACATGGAGATAGCACTAGTGTATCTGACAGTGGCACTAACGATGCTTTGCATTCTATGCAGGATAGCGGACAATCTGAACCGCAAGAACCGTATGTAAGCCTTGCCGAGCTGGGTAGCCAACTGGGTAAGCGCGACTATCAGTCGCACAACACTAAGAAGGAGTGATAGCCAATGGCTGTTCATAACAGCACCATCCTGCAAAAGGCGTGGATTGAGGGGAGCAGCGACTTTCAGCAGCGTATTCCAAACCCCGACATTTCGGGGTATGCGGCATCGGTTCATGCGCTTTTCGACCCATATAACGGTGATCTGCTCAACGGGTTCAGCAATCTGCTTGTCGGATTCATGGGTAACTATGTTGAGAGCAAGCTTTTTGAGAACCCTCTGCGCGAGCTGAAGAAGCCAGCCGCTGAGTTCGGCAGCACCGAACGTCACGTGGCCGTGAATTACATGAAGGCGCATTCGTACAAGCTGGATGACGAAACCCTTTTGAAGCTGGAATCGCCTGAGTTCCAAGAGTGGTTCTATAGCGTGAACCAGCACCGACGCTATGATTTCAGTTGGAGCCGCTACGAGCTTAACCGCGTGATGAGCGAGGGCAGCGGGTACGGTCTTGACAGCCTGCTTTCTGCCACGCTTGACCAGCAGCGCAGCAGTGACAACTACGACGAAATGCAGGTGATGATTAACACGTTTGCGATGGCAAACAAGTATTACACCCTGTACCGCCGCAACATCACGGCAGCGCCGACCACCAAGGAGCTGGGGCAGGAGCTGCTTGTCAAGATTCGCGCCGACGCGGGCATGATGCAGTTCCCGAGCATGCGCTATAACCAGATTGACGTTCCCGTGTTCGAGTCCCCGCAAACCCTTGTCCTGTGGGTGACCCCTGAGACGAATGCTTACCTCGATGTCATGGCACTTGCCGAGCTTTTCCACGTGGAGCGGGCGGAAGTCAATTTTAGGAAAATCATCATTCCCGAGTTCCCCATTGCCAACGTCTATGCGGCACTTACGTCTGAAGATTTCGTCTATGCACGTGATGTTTGGTACGGCATCGAGCCACCTTTCTACAACCCCTCCAACCGCACGTACAAGTATTACCTTTTCCACGACCAGATGGTTGGCTTGAACCCCGCTGCTAACTGCATCCTGTACACGACGGATAAGGATACCGACATTCCTACTATCACGATGACCACGACGGGGATGAGCTTCAAGCCTACTTCTGGAAACGTGCCGCTGGGTGGCACCCTCAAACTCAATCTGATCCTTGATGGCAACGTGACCCCCGGGGGTACGCCTGTGGCCGTGGAGCCTGGCGCGGCAACCTACACGGTGGCAGCTTCTAACAGCAGCGGAGCCGTTGCGCTTAACAGCCGCACGAGGGTTACCAGTGACGGCGTGCTTCACGTGCAGAAGGGCGGTAACCTCTCCGTTGGCGATACCATCACGGTTACCGCTAGCACGGCCTATGTCAACCCATCTAGCAACACGGAAGCCAACTACACGGCAACCTTTACCGCAACCGTCACGGCAGCTGAGGTCGAGACGGCCAAGGAGTCTTTCGTGGAGACGAACGGCAACCTTGTGTACACGCCCGACGGAAACAAGGTTGCCTATTCCGAGGATTCGACTAGTTCTGGCAAGTAGTCTATAATCCTTGGGAGCATTGCCCACCTTTTTCATTTGGAAGCGCCTACCTGTAAATTGCAGGTGGGCGCTTTTGGTTTTATACTGTGAACAGATTTTTTAAGGAGGTGGGGCAATGCCGAACTTTCACTATCTGGGCAAGAACGGTTTTCCGAACGCGGATAACGTCAACGTCTACGATTACAGCAATGAGATTGACTATTCGCGCTATGACTATTCGCAGATGTTCGTTCAGGTGTGTTCGGTGCCTTGGGATCAGGGAGAAGCCCACATAGGCCAACGCACGCTATCAGGTATCGGCAACGTCGTGTATTTCGAGAACGCAGCCGCGCGTGATGCGTGGTTCGACGCTATCCCCGATGATGAGTGCTTTCGCTGGGAAACCAAGTTCAAGGAGCTTCACAACGACTTGACGCTGAGGGTACCCCTGCCATTCGACATTGCATGTAACTACAACTATGTTCGGGTTACCTATAATCTTTTCGCCAACGACGATAGCCCTTTGCAGTACGAAAGCGAAAACGGTATGCGGAAGTGGTTCTACTTCATCCGCGAAGCGAGGTTCATAGCCCCTAACACGACCGAGCTTGTTCTTTTGGATGACGCTTGGCAGACGTGGATTTACTCACTGAACATTACCAACATGATTCTAGAGCGCGGACACGCGCCCATGTTTGCCACCAAGGCCGATGCATACCTAGCCAACCCCGTTGCCAACTGTGACAACCTGCTGAGCGAGGATATTAACTATGGTGAGTTGCAGAAGGTGACCAAGGCGCAGGCTACCGTGCTCAATTCCGACGATATGCGAGCCGTCATAGTTTGCAGCTCAAACCCCGCTGGCACGTGGGGAACCAAGGCCGCGAACACGTGGCAGGTGCCTGCATCTGCCTACTATGACGGTGCGGGCGTGCCGAACATGTACGCATTCGCCGTGGCCGTGGGGAGCCTTGACAAGTTCCTAACCAACGTGAACGCAACTGTCCCACAGTTCAAGCAGTCGGTTCAATGCGTGTTCTTCTGTGCCGCCGAGCTGCTTACGCTGGGCAGCGCCTATACGTTCTGCAACATCACCTGCCGCCCCGTGCAAGGTGGTGCTAACCCCGTATCCAAGGCCATACTTACACGCACGAAAGCAGATTGGGGATATACAGACAAATACGCGGACTTGGCAAAGCTCTACACCTACCCTTATTCTGCATTCGAGATTACCGACGAAAAGGGAAACACCGAGCTAGTGCGTATCGAGGATACCGCGCAGGCGCTTACAATGGACGTTGCCGCTAACGTCGTGTTCCCCTATATCAACATCGTTGGCACGATTCGTGGCATCGGTGGCAGCGCGTCTAACACGCTGAGCTTTCAGAACATTACCGAGCGCACGTTCACGGGCGCGGGCAGATGGTACAACCACCTGCATAGCTGGGAGGTGCCGACCTTTGCCGTGGTGCTGGATGCGGCAACCGAGTATGACTATTCGAGCCACTTCGATAGGATTCAGGCCGGCAACGACCGAACCACGGCGCAGACGATAGCCAACCGAAACGCCACGACGAACAAGACGAACGCGGACGCGAGCGCGAACACCGAGAACACCAATACACAGAACATAGCCAACGCAGGCTATACAGCATCCGCGACGCAGGCAAATGCCAGCTATGATTCAACCAGTACGCTTGCCTATGCATCTGAGACGATGGCAGATAACAGCGCAGATAACGTGGTGGACAACGCAACGGCGCAGACCACGGCCAATACGACAAGCACCAACGCGGCCAACAGCGCTGCAAGTTCGGATGCTACTTATGTGAATGCGCTATCACAAGCCATTCAGGCATACGACGCGGGTTTGATGCGTGCGACCGTGAACAACAACAAGGATGCGCAGTATGCCAGTACCGCTATCAGCGCGGCAGGTGGTGTGATAACGAACGCGGCAGGTGGCGCTATCAGCGGTGCGCTTACGGGCGGTGCCGTGGGAGCCGTGGCAGGTGCCATAGGTGGCCTAGTGTCGGGCGGTATCAGTGCGGCAACGTCATTGGCTACCAATTCAGTCATGACAGAAGCGTCAAGCGATAACGCGGAAACTGCAATCAGCTATAGCCAATCCAAGGTAACCAGCACGTCGAATAACAACACGTCGCGCACCTCAATAGCCAACACGGCAAAGACCAAACAGATCAACGCGGCCAACACAGCCATTACCACAAGCGCTAACAACACAAGCAGCACCATGAAGGAGAACGCCAACACCGAGCGAGCCGCACGCCTGGGCGCAGCAGACACGGTGCGCGACGCAGCCATTAGCGCGGCAGACACCACACGTAACGCACAGGTGGCAGCGGCACAGGCCGCGAATGCCACAGCGCTTGCCAACAACACGCGCAGCTATGACACAGCCGTGAGCAACGCTAGCGACACCTACACGAACGCGGGAAATCGCATTCAGAACGGCATCAACCAAGCAGCTTTGCGTGCACCTTTCGTGTTCGGGAGCGTCAACAGCGCCGAGCTTTCGACCACGCGGCCAATGGCACTGTTCGTGAACATCGTCACCGAAAGCGACTTTGCCATTCGGCGTGCGGGTGATGAGTTCTTGCGCTATGGCTACTACCTAGACAAGCAATGGACGTTCGACGGCAAATGGAACGTTGGAACCTACTTCACGTTCTGGAAGCTACGTGACTATTGGAGCACGAACCAGATACCCGATAGGTTCGCAGATCAATTAAGATTTCTGCTCTATGGAGGTATCACGGTATGGAGAAGCCCCGACGATATAGGCAAGGTGAGCATTTATGACAACGGAATCTAATGAGACTACCACGACCGAGGAAACCACGGAACAGGCTACCGAGCTTGACATTAACAAGTTGATAGACAAACCTTATTCCGAAATGACCGAGGAAGAAATAGAGTTCGTAGTCGAATGGAAAGCGTCAATCAAGGCACGTGATACGGCCTATGAAGCGGCCATAGCCGAGATTCAAAAGCAAGGACATGCACTAGTAGATGCGTACATGGCACAGGCCGAAAAGGACGCGGCAAGGCAGGACGCACTTTTGCAGGCAAGTATCGAGCGCATGAACCGTTTAAAGGAAGGTAGCACGAGTGAGTAGGAAGAAAAGGCGTGGGCAGGAAAGCAATCCCTACTATTGGCAGACCGAGGAATACAACCGGCTCTGCTTGCAGGTCAACATAGACATGTTGCTTGCAATCGCGGTGAACCGCTTTCGCTGGGAAGGGCTACCGTCTACCTGTGACCCCCGATACCTAGAGATACAGTTGCATCGTTCGGGCATAGCTACCATCTGCCACGATGCGGATACTCCCGACGTGTGGCAGACGCTCATGGCCGCACCACAAGGGGAATGGAACGACTACGGCATCCCTACCGAGTGGAGGGCAAGGGGCTACAACGACACCGATTACAAGGTGACCCCCGCGACGGGCGAGCTTGTCTATTACAGCCAAACGCGCCTGAACCCGTGGGGCGCAATCATGCAATATGCGGTGAAGCTGACCCACATACAGCGCACCAGCGACGTTAACCTCATGCACCAGCAGCACCCCTGGGTGATGCTCATGCCGCGCGAAAAGCAAATGGAGCTGATCAACATCTTCAAACAGATTAGCGGTTACGAGCCCGCTATCTTGGGAGACAGTGCAAACAAGGCGCTTTTGGAGCTTAACGAGGGGAATTGCTTCACGCTTGACCTAAAGGTACCGTTCCTTGGCAAGGAGCTTACCGAGCAGTACCAGAACGTGCTCAACCAATACCTTTTGTTCATGGGCGTGCCGCACATAATGTTCGAGAAATCGGAACGCATGATTACCGAGGAAGCCACGGCAGGCAACAGCACGACCAACATCCTTTTGAAAAACTGCCTTGATGCACGGCGCTGGGCTTGCAAGCAATTGCGTGAGCTTGCCCCTAGCGTGTTCGGTGATCTACAGGTATACCTGAACGACGATTGGGAGAGTTATAATTACAACTACCTGAACAACAGGGCGCTATTGGATGAGAACAACGCACAAGCCAACCGGCCGAGCGAGGGAGGTAACGACGATGGCAGCAAGTGACTACATGCCGACTACCTACCCCGACTTTGGTTCACAAAGCGAGGTAAGCGAGTGGACGGGCAAAGACCGCTGGAACGCGGTTTATACCATCACGCTAGGGGAGCTTATCGACAAGGGTATATTCGATTGGAGCCTAGACGTGCTGGATTGGAGCGCAGCGGCCTACAGCGCCGAGCAATACAGCCGCGTGTGCGCCTACTTCATCGAGCGGTTCAGGTGCAGGGAGATTAGCAGTGAACCGTTTTACGAGGGGGCAACCATGC